CCCTGGGACAACCAGCAGGAGATTATCGCTCCTACGGCCGGGAATATCCCGACGGGGCTCTTCCTGCGCTTGACCTATGAGAACCAGGGGAGTAGCCCGGTGAACCTTGGGGTTACGTACCGCTGGTTCGAGAGCACCTAGTCCTCTTATGGGCTGGGGTAGAAGAGGTTGACGTGGGAACACTCCTTCGCGGCAGAGCCGTTGATAACAACCAGACGGTGCTGGACCAGGCCGACTTCTTTCTGGCTGATGGGTTCACGCGCGCGGTTGGGCTGGGCCTTCCGCAGATTACCTCGCAGTTGTTCTTCCAGAACGTCGTCCAGCCGTGGCCCCTTGTTTCGGGCGTCGGAGTCACGGACGCGCAGGTCGTTTCCGGCAAGGTGTACTGGAACGAGGTGCCTGGTTCACCTGGCATCTACAACGTCCGGTGGCGGCCCAACGCCATCGGGTACTGGCGTCTCATCCTCACCTATACGGCCGGGCAGCAGATTCTCGGCCAAGACTACGACGTGCAGACCTCGGCCCCGGCCTCGGGGGGTCTGAAGGCTTCCTTCATGAAGCCCAACTGCTAAGGACACGCCCCCATGCCCAAGACCTATTACCTCGACAACGCCTTCGTCAACGCGGCCCTGCGGAACACGCCTTTCGCTTCGCCTCCGACCGTTTACGCTGCCCTCTTCACGGTGGCCCCCACGGCCGGTGGTGGCGGAACCGAGGTAGCTGGTGGGGGTTACGCCCGTCAGGCGGTCATGTTCACGCTCCCCGCGAACGGGGTCACATCGAACGCTGCCGATGTCATCTTCCCCATCGCGATGGCCCCTTGGGGCACGCTCGTCGCGTTCGGGCTCTACGACCAGTCGGTCGGCGGGAACCTGCTCTACTTCAACATGCTCTCGGTGCCGCGTTCGGTGGCCGTGAACGACCAAGTTCGTTTTCCGGTGGGTCAGCTTATCGCGTCCGAGGCGTGACGCCCTTCCGGTAGACGATGGCCGACATCGACCTCGACGGCACACTAGACGGCACGGGCGACGTAGTAGCCGGGGCGCTCGTCTCGTGGGTTACGCTCGTCGAGTCTCTTGGGGGTGCGTCCACCACCCCCATGCTCTCTCCGGTCATCACCTTTCTGGTGGGGGGCCAGGTGCAGGGGGTCGGCACCGTTCTCATCGACGCGCAACTCGACTTGACCGAGGCGCTCAACGGGTTCGGTAACGTCCTCGGGACGCTCGTTCAGACGTACCCCCTCACGGGGATTACTGGGGGCGTGGGCAACCTCGTCATTTCTTTCCCTCTCCCCTTGCTCGGGTTCGGCAACCTCACGGCCTACCTGGACCTTCTGCATGTCCTCGACCCCGTGTGCCCGCCGAAGCCCGTCAAGACGTTCGCGTACATGCAGGTCTTGCAGCCGGACGACCTCACCCTCTGCCTGACCGACAAGTCCGGCAACCCTTACGCGCCTGTGTCCGTTACGTACGCGGTCTACGAGGTTTTGCCGGATGGCTACCGTCAGCTTCGTGGCCCTGCCCAACGCACTCCAGGGATGAAGTGCCTCGGGCACTACCACGCGACGGGATTCATCGGGGACTGTGGGCAGCCCGGCGACTGGCTCATCGTCTGGAGCTACTCCAACGGCGGGCCGCCTTGCAAGGTCGAGGAGTCTTTCCGCGTCGAGGCGGGTCCACCGCTTACCCCTCCCTGCGGTTGCCCCCCGCAAGGGTGGACGTAACTATTGTTCGGGAGGCGGAAGCATGAGCGTCACGTTCTATCGCGGGCAGCAGCTAGGTCGAAACGACCTCACCATCTATCTCGACGGGTCGAACGGCACCCCGAAGAACGCGGCTGAAATCACGTACGCGCTTTACGACTTCACGACGGGGCAAGAAGTTGTGCTCGGCTCGAACCAGCGAGTACCTCAGAACCCGAGCATCGGGGAGTATTTCGCGAGCATCGTCATCCCACTCGACGCGAATCTCGGCATCTACCGCATCCGGTGGACGTTCCGGGAGTTCATCGGGGGACCGATTCAGCAGGTCGTCCAGGAGTTCGCCGTGCTCGACCGCGCTAACCCATCGGCCATCGCGGTCACGTACACGAGCATCGAGACGGACCTCATCCGTCGGTTGCGCATCCTCACGCGCGACAACAACCCCGACCGGAACTACCACTTCCGACCTCCGGCGCACGAGGAGACGGTCAACCAGTTCAACCGGGTGTTCGGTTACATCTGGGAAGACGAGGAGATGAAGGAGTACCTCGAACGCTCCCTCGATACCATCTCGCTCGCGCCGCCCTTCACCCCCTTCAACAGCATCGACACCCTCGTCACCCGCTACCCGGCTTGGCGGACCCTCCTGCTCACCGGGGCCATGATTCACGCCATCCAGGCCCTTCGCCTGAACTGGATTGCCGACGAGTTCGACTACAGCATCGGCGGGGTGAGCCTGACCCTCGACAAGTCGAGCAAGTACGAGGGCGCGCTCTCGACCGCCGTGGACCAGTTCGACAAGCAACTGGAGAAGGCGAAGGCGACCATCAACATCATCCTCGGGGTGCAGCAACCCAAGTACGGTGTCGGCATCCGCTCCGCGTTCGGCCCCTATGCTGGGCGCGGCGTGCTCTCGCCGAGGAAGTTCGTCGGGCTCTGACCGGGCCGGTGTAAGAGCCCGGTATGGGCAACCCGGTCCCTTCCCCAGAGACGAACACGGCAAGGCAGCGGAGGCTACACCAATGCCTCTGCGGCTACCGTCCGCCGAACTACTCCCAGTACAAGAAGCACTTGGCGACCTGCGCGGAGTGGCGGAACCGGCCGAACCCGCGTGGGATGTCCATCTACCGGCGGGCCAAGTCTCGTGAGCCCGAGCGCGAGAAGGTGCCGACAGAGGCAGACCTGCGGGAGCACGATGCCTTTCGTCGCCTGCTGGAGGTCAACGGCCTCTCGTTCCGGGGGTTCGCCATGCTGCTCCGACTTCTTGCACGCAGATACGCTGGTCCGCGCTAGACCTTTTATGCGCCAGACCCCTGTAGGAAACCGTCTTCCGAAAGAGGTCAACCCATGTCTCTCGTTCCTGCCACCGTGGTCAGCCGCTACCTCGCGAAGAAGGCGGCCTTCTCGTTCATGTCTGACGACCGCTTCCGTCCCCCGGCTTCCATCGTGGCCGCCGTCGATGCGGGCAAGCTGCCCGCCGAGGTGCTCAACGTCTGGAAGTACGTCGTGCAGAAGCAAGGCAGCCACTTCGAGTACGGTGCCGCCATCAAGCATTGGCGGAACAAGTGCAACAAGATGGGCGGGGACCTGACCCTCCCCGAGGAGTTCATGTCGGCTCTCGGTGGTGAGGGCGCGCAGGGCGCGTTCAAGGTCAAGACCGGCGAGCAAATCGAGGACTGGGTGAAGGAGTGCCTCAAGTCCAAGGGCCTTCTCGTCGAGGTGGGTAACTCCATCCATGACTGGGAGTTGGAAATCGGCCACTTCCGTCGCGAGGTTGCCGAGGCCCAGGAGAAGGTGGACCTTCACCTCAAGGGCATCGCCGAGGGCAACCGCGTCAAGCAGCGTCAGGCGTGGCTGGAGACGGCCCGCAAGGCGCTCGACGAGAACCAGAAGGAACTCGACAAGTGCGAGGCCGCCCTGGCCGAACTCAAGGCCACGATGGTGCGCTACGACGAGCACAAGTCACCGACCATCGAGTTCGAGAAGGAGTTTCAGTTCATGATGCTCCTCCTCGCCAAGGACTTCGACCAGAAGACGGTCCTCGGAGCCGTCGAGAAGGCCGTCAGTCGGTTCAAGGAGGGGCTCGACATCCCGATGGCGACGCCGACGGACGACCCCGCCATGTACCAGGGGTACAAGGCGGCAGGCATCCTCGACGCCATCAGCGGTGCCCTCTCGAAGGCGTGGGACTTCCTCAAGGGTGCGTGGGCGGCCTTCACGGACTGGGTTGGCGACCTCCGTGGCGACACGGCCAAGGTCAGCAAGCTCCTCACCAAGGCGGGCGCTCCGGCCTGAGCCTAGTTCCGACTTCGGTCGGGCTCCTCGTAGTCAGGCTCCAGTCCTGCGTCGAACCGCGCAAATCCGGCTTGGATTTGCGCGGTTTGCTTTCGGACCTCTTTCATGCGCTCGAAGAAGAGCACTTGGGTGTCGCGTGCCGGGTCACTTGGTGTAAGAACCGAGTCGAAGTAACGGACGTGCCCTGTCTCGTCCGTTGCGTAGAACATGACCCTGGTCATTCCAGGGCGTGCCTCGGGCTGGAGCCAGATGTGTGGGTTGCAGCCTGTCTCTTGGGTCACGAGCGCAAGTGCTCGTACCCCGCCTTGGGTCGCCTCGTCGAGGGCGGCCCGAAGTTCCTGTGTCGTCAGCATGGTACACCTCTGTGTACTTGTGCTACGAGTTGAACCCCGCGACTACCAACGCCGGAGATGCAGATGAGCGAAGAAACCAAGAAGCTGACCCCGAACGACCCCGTGGATGCCCCGACCCGTAAGAAGCTGGAGGAGCTTGGTGCGGCGCGCTACGACGTGGCCGACAAGCTGCTCGAACTGGAGCAGGAGAAGGTGAAAATCCTCGTGGCGGCCAACCGCATCGACGAGGAGCGCAACCGCATCTTCGAGAAGATTCTGATGGAGCGTGGGCTTGCCCCGACGACCCCCATCGAAATCGAGGCCCAGACGGGCAACATCCGTCTGCTCCGTCCCGTCGTGCAGCCGCCCGCCGCGCCGCCCGAGGCCCCCAAGGCGTGATGGTTCCACTTGTCGCGGGGCTAGGGTGAGGGCTCGATGAGTTACGCCACCAACCGCGACCGGAACATCACGACCCTGGAGTACACGAAGACTCCCTGGCCGCTTCCCCCGCTCAACCTTTTCCTGACGAGCGGATGGCGGCCAGGGGTCTACGACCTTCGATGGGATGACCCAGGGGCACTCGCGCTGAACAGCGGGTGGACGCTACTGGGGGTCAACGTCTACCGGAGCTTCGACTCCGAGTTTGGTCCCTACCAGCGCATCACCGAGCTACCCGTTGGCTCGACGTTCTGGCGCGACCAAACGGACGTGGAGCTAATCGAGGGTGAACTCATCACGCCCGACCGTTGGCTCTTCTTCGGCATCCCTGCGAGCCACGGGTCGTTCCCGCTCTACGTCTTCCGCACCCTTTACTCGCCCATCGTCAAGTCGGGCTCGCAAGCCATCCCGGCCAACAGCGCCGACGACGTTCAGGTGTGGGTTGAGGGGCAGCGCGCGAACGTCTACGCGGTCAACGGCCCAGAGGGGACGATTCAAATCGACCCCCGGCAGTTTGTGAACGTCGCGACCCAGAACTTCTACCCTGCTGTGGTTCCGGCCTCGAAGGAGGTTGAGGTTCGGGCCAGTTACCGGCGCGTCCGTTCCCTGCTGAAGACCGACCTCGCCCAACGGGTGTTCTACCGGGTCTGCACGGTGGCGGCTCCGCCCGGCTGCAACCCTGCTTGTCTGACGCCCGACCAGTTGGTCGAGACACCGCTGGAGAACGCGGTCGCGACGAGCAACTTCGAGGTCGAGAAGCTCGACTACATCTGGCGCGAGGCCGTCCGTCGCAACCGCTTCATCCTGGAGCAGGGCGGGGAGCGAGTCCGCTTCTTTCTGCGCAAGAACGTCGGACTCCCTTGCCCGTGCGTCCCGGACAGCCACCATAAGCAGCCGCAGGCGGACTGCCTTCGGTGCTACGGCACGGGCTTTCTCGGTGGGTACGAGGGGCCGTACGAAACCATCATCGCGCCCGACGATGCCGAGCGACGCATCGCCCAGAAGGACATCGGCCGGACGGTCGAGCACACGTACGAGGTGTGGACTGGCCCCGTGCCACTCATCTCGATGCGCGACTTTCTCGTGAAGCTGAACGGCGACCGCTACAGCGTTGGGCCGGTCAGGATGCCGACGAACCGAGGCATGGTGCTCCAACAGCACTTCAACATCGGGCACCTCGACGAGAAGGACATCCGGTACAAGGTGCCGATGGATGGCCCGGTGCGGTTCCCCGCCGTCCAGTTCGCGCCGGTCGGCCCCGAGCAGGGTGGTCCGACCCCCATCACCGACAAGACCAACATCCCGGATGAGCGTGAGCTTCGCGGGCGCACGCTTGCGTGGGAGAACACGGAGTACTGATGGACTCCTTCCAGTCGAAGGTCACGAAAGCGACCCGGTGGAATAAGAAGTTTGCCCCAGAGTACACGGTCAGTCGTGCTTACGGTAAGCCGCTCACCCGCGCACTTCAGGAGGTGCGTCTCGAACGTGCGTTCCAACTGCTTTCGAGGGACATCCTGAAGCGCGTCAGGGCACAAATCCTCCAGACGACGTTCTCGGATGCCGCGAAGAAGCGGCTCGCGAAGGCCCTCAAGGTAAAGGTCGGGCCGAGCAGCCTTCAAATCGTCGTGAAAGACCCCCTCTGGCGTTACCTTCTCGATGGGAGAAAGGCGCAGGAGATGACCTGGCTTCGCAAGGCGCGAAAGCCTATTCCCATCGTCACCGAGACGGGTAAAGTTATCTTTCGGTCGGGTCAGCCCGGCGTCGTGAAGGGCGGGCCTCGTGAGGGGGCCACTCCGCGCTGGTACTTCCCTGAGCGGGCTCCTGTGGACGTGGTGTCACGCGCCATGAAGGAGTCTCGGAAGGCGGTACGCGCACGGCTTGCCAAAGAAGTCGTCCAGCAGATGCAGAAGAGGATGGGATGATGGTCGGCGATGTAACCGTCGTGGGGCTCGACACGAGCACAGTCGTTCTGTTCGACATTGGGATGGACGTGCCCCATCGGGTTGTGGTCACCGTTCCGGCCGACCGCGCCACGGTGTCGAAAGACCTTTGGCGGGCCATCTCGCAGCGGCGACTCTTCCAGCTTCATGCGGGGCCTGCCACGCAAGCCCCGGTGCGACCCGTTGCCCCACCGGCCGCCACGAATGAGTGGCAGACCCGGTGTCGGGCCTTGGAGGCCGAGAACGCCCAGCTACGCGCACGAGTCGCTGAACTCGAAGCTCTTAGCCGCCCCGCTCCGTCCCCGGCTTCTCCCGAGGTCGATGCGACCGGCAAGCTCGACGAGATTCTGGCGCTCCTTCGTTCCGGCAGAACCGTCGTGGCAGCCGGGCAGGCCCCAGCCGCGCGAGCCGAGCAGCGTGGGGTCGTCGAGGTTGATGTCCCGGCGTTCATCCCGACCGAAATCAAGCCCAAGGACATCGAAGGTCGGATGGCCGAAGTTCAGTCCGAGACGAGCGAGGCCACGAACCTCGGCTCGGCTGCTAGTGCCCTGCGGAAGTTCCGGCGGGGTCAATAGTCCTTTCGTCACCCAATCCCGTTGGAGGTACTGCATCATGCACCCGCGTCAAGCCAGTCTCATCACCGCTGCCGAGGACATCGCCGAGAAGACCGCTGCCAAAGGCAAGTCCGGCGCTCCGACGCTCTTCAAGTACACCGACCCCGACACGAACCAGGACTTCTATCTGCCCGAGAAGAAGACCACCGTGAAGTCGCCGTGGTCGGGCAAGTCCATCTCCGTCAAGCCCGAGAAGTTCACGATGGGCGACGTGGCGAAGGAGGTCAAGGAGGACGCGGCGGCTGCGAAGTCCACGAAGTCCAAGAAGGCCGCCCTCATCGCGCTGCTCCAGGGCACGTCCAAGACCGCTGCCGCATCGGACCTCGATGGCTTGAACGACAAGACGTGGGAGTGGACGACCTCGACGATGGAGGCTCTCGACGACATCGCCAAAGAGGCCAAGGCAGCCTCGAAGAAGGTCGAGGGGTTGAAGGACAAGCTAGCTCTTCAGAGCATCGAGAAGAAGGCGCTCGCCGGACGCAGCGTTGTCGCCAAGGTCTTCGGCGAGGTCAAGACCGCTTCTGAGGACTGACAAATGGACCCCACACACGCTACCGAAGCTCTCTGGGTTGACCCCCTCTCCTACAACTACCTGAAGGACGGCCCCCCGTACCTCCCCGGCATCGTGGGGGGCAAGGTCGCCAGCGACGCCAAGGCCGAGGTGCGTGCGTGGGTTCGTCAGGCTTCCGCCGAGGTCGGCGGGGACGTTGCCATCGCGTTCCAGCATTGTGTGGCTGAGTACGGTGGGGCTCCGATGTCGGAGCTTGCTGTGCTCCTCGCCTGCGTGCGCGCCGAGGCGATGATTCACCAGGCTCATCATTGGCAGACCCGTGGCTCGTCCTACTACGGCGACCACCTGCTCTTCGAGCGGGTCTACGGGGAAGTCAACGGTGCCATCGACGGGCTCGCCGAGCGCGCCGTGGGTTCGGGGCACCACGTCCTCGTCCAGCCGCTCATGCAGATGAGCCACATGGTCGTTTTCACCAAGCTCTTCTACAGCGACGCTCCGGTGAGCCCCGAGCCCGAGGAGATGCCTCTGCTCTCGCTCCGCGCGCTGCTGAAGTCGATGCTTCTGCTCCAGTTGGCCTACGAGTCCTTGCAGGCGCGCGGGCTGCTCTCGAACGGCACCGATAACCTACTGCAAGACCTCGCTGACAAGCAGGAGAGCCTCGCCTACCTGCTGAAGCAGCGCACGAAGACGAGGAACGCCAGCATGACCCCCAAGACCGCTCTCGAAGCCTTCCAGCATGAAATCCTGGTTCGCCGTGTTGCCTCCCGCTTTATTGAAGCCGAGGAGAAGGACGCGGACGAGAAGGGTGAGGTTGCAAAGCCTGAGAAGGGTGAGGGCTGACCACCGATGACCTCGGTAGGCTTGTCGTTCGGGGAGATGCCCTCGAAAGCCGACTTCGCGCGACTTGTTCGGGTGAACGCTTGGCCCGAGGGCGAGCCCTACTGCATGACCCTGCGGGGGGATGATGCCAAGGTCGGCGTTCTCGCTGACCTTCCCACGCAGTTCGACTCTCCCGAGGAAGCCTACGACGGCATCGAGAAGCTACTGAACTACGCCGACCAAGAGGGGGATGACACCCTCCGCGAGACGGCCGAGAGCTTGGCGTCGAGCATCATGCAGACGCTCGGCTTCGAGTGGGTCTGACAGAGGATGGCTTCGACGCCCGGCGACGATAAGCTCGACGCGGACTTCGAGGCCGTCTACGCCGCCGTGTGGAACGAAGGGGGCAAGCGCAAGCCTCGCCCCCGTAAGAAGGAGAACCAGATGAGCAAGCAAATCAAACCGGGTGTCGGCCTCGACATCGGCACCATGAACATCGTCTCGGCCCGCATGAACGGCGAGAAGGTCGAGACGAAGCGCGTCCGCGATGCCTTTATCGACCTCGAAGCCGAGGCCAAGAAGACCCTGCGCCTCAGCAAGGTCAACTACGTCGAGAAGGACGACACGCTCATCGTGCTCGGCGACTCCGCCATGACGATGGCCAACCTCTTCAAGCGAGAGGCTCGTCGCCCTCTCAGCCGAGGCGTCATCTCGGCAGGTGAAATCGAGGCCCAGGAAATCCTCAGTCTCCTCATCCACAACGTGCTCGGGGAGCCGCTCGTCGAGAACGAGCATTGTTACTACTCGGTGCCCGCCGCGCCCATCGACGACCCCGACCAGGATGTCATCTACCACACCGAGGTCTTCCGCAAAATCGTCTCGGAGCACGGCTACACCCCGCACCCGATGAACGAGGCGATGGCTATCATCTACTCCCAATGCGCTGCCGAGCAGTTCAGTGGGCTGGCCGTGAGCTACGGCTCCGGCATGTGCAACGCGGCCCTCGCCTACCAGACCGTGAAGGCCCTCGACTTCAGCCTCGCGCGCGGCGGCGATTGGATTGACCGCAACGCCGCCAAGGCGATGGGCTCGACCTCGGCCCGCATGTGCAGCATCAAGGAGAAGGGCGTGAACCTCGCCGACCCCAAAGGTCGGGACGAGGAAGCCATCGCGCTCTACATCCGTGCGCTCATCCGGTACACCCTGGAGAACATCGCCGTCCAGTTCAAGCAGGCGCGGACGGCCATCGACCTCCCCGAGCCCATCCCCTTTGTGGTGAGCGGCGGGACGACGCGCGCCGGGGGCTTCCTCGACGTGTTCCGAGACGAGTACGCGGCCCTCAACAAGAAGGGGTTTCCCATTCCCATCTCGGAAATCCGCCTCGCAACCGACCCCATGACGGCGGTCGCCGAAGGCTTGCTCGTCCTCGCAAGCGAGGAGTAGGAGCCAACGGGTGTACTACTACCTCGTCGGAGCCCTCAAGCGGCGCGTCATCCTCGAACTGCGGGATGCTTTCTCGCGGCACCCGCTCTACTCGAAGCTCGTACCCTTCATCCAGAACAAGTACGCCTTCGATGAGCGCCCGCAGTTCGGCATCGTCGTGAAGGGAGCGTCAGCCAACAAGGTGGCGCTCTCGGGCGACAACTTCATGGGGTCCGTCGAGAGCCACGTCATGCTCATGAACGTGGGCACCCCGGCGTTCCCTATCGAGTGGGTACGAGAAGACCTCGAAGCTGTCCGCGCGAACGATGACGTATTCCCGCTCGCGGCGGGAATCTACTACCTCGAAATCCTCCACGCGCCGACGACCCCCCAGGAGCCGGGCCAGTTCATCATCGACCCCCTCCTGACCGTGACCGACGAGGCGGTGCTCCAGTTTCAATCGGGCATCGAACGCGAGGGACAGCTTCAGAACCTCCCTGTGCCGAAGACGCTTCGTCTGTGGCTGAACAAGCGCACACTCCTCACCGAGGGCCGGGATTACACGGTGGACTACGGGACGGGGGCCATCAACCTCACGCTCCGCGCTCCTCCGTCCTCGACACTCACGGCGGACTACCGCTACACGGTGCCGAGCATCGGGCCGGTGGACTTCTACTGGAACCGCTCCGACCACACGACGCTGCCTGGTGTCGTCATGGCGTTCGGCAAGCGCGCCGTGACGGGCGATAAGGTGGCAATCGTCGTCTACGAGAACAGGGTCGAAGCAGCCCGCGCCTTCGGGGGTAAGTTCGAGGTCAGCTTCGACCTCGACATCATCACGCAAGACCCCAACCAGATGGAGGAAATCGCCGACCTCTCCATCATGTACCTCTGGGGGGAGCGCAAGCCCGAACTGGAGTCTGAGGGCATCGAAATCGTGGACATCTCGATGGGCGGAGAAGCCGAGGAGTCCTACGACGAGACGGGGGATACCTACTTCTACAACGCCTCGATTTCCCTGCAACTTCGGGCCGACTGGGAGATTCACGTACCGTTGCCCCTCGTGTTCTCGCGCGCGGTACTCGAAGCCACCGACACCACGACGGGCCTTCAGATGGTCACGTCAGACCTCTACTACGCGGCGCACCCCGTCATTCCCACCCGGAACAACGACTTCGAGCGCATCACGTAGCCCACATCCAAATCAGGACAAGTCATGCCCAAGTACGTCTTCGACTGCCAGACCGAAGGTTGCAGCCTTCGCTTCGAGCGCACCCTCAAGATGGGGGACCATTCGACGCACGCCTGCCCCGAGTGCGGGGAAGCCGCACCCCGAGTGCTCGACCAAGAGGGTTTCGCCTTCGCGTTCGCGCCGCCCGAGGGGGCACCCCCAGGTAACACGGGCGTCCACAAGGATGACTATCCGACAGCCGACCACATCGTTGGCAAGGATGCCCACCAGCGATGGGGCAACTACGAGGTCCAGAAGAAGGCGAAGGAGATGGCTCGCGAGAAGGGTGGCACCCATGCCCTTATCCGGCATCAGGGGAGCGACTACATCGACTACGAGCCGATGACCGATGCAGGGCTCGCGGCTCGCAAAAGTCTGGCCCAGCGAGCCATGAAGGCGATGGCTGCGGCGCAGGAAGCTCGTCGGGGTCGATAATCTCCCTTTCCGAGCGCGCCTAGTAGAGTTCCAGCCTCACGCGGGGCTCTCGAACTAGATGCAGACCCGGATAGGATGATTTTGTCAGGGGCACTCCACGACTCATATCGGATGAAATCCCCTCTCACCCCCGCTTGAGGAGTTTCGGATGGCACTCGGCCCGTTCATCACCTACGTCCCGCCCGGCGTCTACACCAGGACGCTGACGGAATCCAATGTCGCGCAGCTTGTCGCCGGTCTGCGGCTTCCGGTCATCATCGGCACCGGCCAGGAGGAACTGAGCCAGGACAACGTGTCGCTCGTGCGCGGTTCTTCCGCGACCGTTGACCAGCAAATCAACAACGAGGACGTGAGCCTGTCCTGGGTGGTCAACTCGACCAACCCGAACAACCTCATCCTCGGGGCGCAGGACGGCACCCGCGTCACGTTCCGCGTTCGCAACTTCCCCATCGTCGATGGGCAGGGTATCGGCCGCGTCACGAACGACACCCGTACCGTCACGGTCACGGTCAACGGACTTCCGGCTGCGCTCGGGCAGGTCAACGGTCAGAGGGGCCTCGTTACCCTCCAGGTGCCGACCCAACCGACCGACATCGTGCGGGTCAGCTACTACTTCCACCGTGGCGACACGGCGTTCCTCGATGACGTGTCCGAGCAGGTTACGACCGACCAGGCGACGCTGACCAGCCCCGGCTTCGCGCCATTCGCTATCACGATGGGCCTGAACGACACGTTCTCGTTTAGGGTCAACGGCGTCGAGTACTCGACCGTCCTCTCGGCAGGGTCGCTTTCGGCAGCCACCGTCAAGGGGCAAATCGACGTGCTCGGCATCCCGAACCTGACGACCTCGGTCTTCACGGACAACGAGGGCCGTGAGCACATCCAGATGCTCACGACGCAGGAGATTCAAATCCTCGATGGCTCGGCCAACGGCCCGCTCGGCTGGTCGAACTTCACCCTCACGGCGCGCAACAAGACCTTCACGGTCTTCAACCGCCCCATCACCGACGGTTCCGGCTCGGGCCTCACCACGACGGACCCCGCAAAGGTCGTCGTGAAGGTGAACAACGTCCAGACCATCCCAGCTTCGGTGGACGGCCAGAACGGCACGGTGACGCTCACGCTGCCCCCGGCTCCGGGGTCGCTCGTGACGGTCAACTATTTCGCGAACACCTGGCAGGATACGTTCGACTACCTGCCGAACACGCTCGTGACGCAGGTCATCCAATGCGGCATCGCGCCGAACCGCGCTGACTACATCGCGGGCACCGACTTCGTGGTCAGCAACCCGACCCAGGACACCAGCATCATCCATTGGGGGACGAGCTACACGGTTGCGGCGACCACCACGACGGCTGGCGGCACCCCGTTCGATGAATCGCAGATTGTCGGCGTACTGAACGACGACAAGATGTACCTCGGCGAGTGCGACCGCTTCATCGACAACTCGACGATTCCGGCGACTGTCTCGACGACGGACTTCTTGCTTCCCGAAACGCCCACGATGGGCAACGGGCGCAACACGCCGCTCGGTCTGGCCGCCTTCAACGCGGTCACGAACGGTCGGCAAGACCTCATCACGAACCGCCCCGACCTCGTGCAGGTCTACGTTGGGCGTAGCCTCATGGACGCGCTGAACCGCCCGCCCGTGACTGTTCTGACCGTCGATGGTGCGACGCGCCGCATCAGCCTGAAGAGCCCGGTTCCGCCGGACTACAACGCCTACGCGACCTTCTACTACAGCCGGGTCGCTGACAACACGTACCTGTTCACCAACAAGGTGGCGGGGCCGGTCGGTGTCGGGCAGTATCAGGTCTACTCGACGGTCATCGACCAGAACCTCTATCAGGTCCGCTTCGGCACGAAGCTCGGCCTGCCCGAGACGGTTCAATGGCCTCGTGGCGCGGAGCAGGTGCCGGACGCCTTCCACACGGGCTTTGGTACGCCGGTCAGCGAGACGATTACCGTCACGTTCGGTCAGTCCGACCCGACGAACGCCGAGTACACGAACAAGGGGGCATCCCCGTACTCGTTCTACGGGACGTACTCCGACCAATGGGTTACGAAGCTCAACGGCGTCAACTACACGACCAACCTGAGTGCGGCGGCCCCCGCCGTTCTCGTGAGCCGTGGGGTTCTGCCGATTCAGAGCGGCCCCGATACGGGCAAGGTCACGGTGGCGGTCGGCTCTGAGACGCTGAACGTGCAAATCGACGGCACGAGCTACCCCGTCACGCTGAACACCGGCAATCGCACCCCGGCGCAAATCACGGCGGACATCGACGCAGGCGTCGGCTTCCCGTGCGCGAACTACGTGCAGGTAGGTGGTCCCGGCACCGGGCTCATCTACTTCTACCTCACCTCGCCTTCGACTCCGGCGGCGCTTCCCGCTGGCTTCGACTCCCCCTCGAAGGTCTACATCGAGCAGGGTACGGCGGAGAGCACGCTCGGCTTCACGTCGTTCTCGTTCTCGCTCGGTACGTCGGGGGCCATCAACAAGCCCGCAACCATCCTCGGTACCGTCGCGGGACCGTTCGCCATCACGACGGGCCTGAACGATAGCCTGAAAATCCAGGTCGATGGCGTGGACTACACGGTCACGCTCCCGGCCGGTGCGGCGGTGGCGACGGCGGCGGTGGCAGCAGCCATCAACGCGGTCATCCCTGGTGTCGGTTCGGTGGGTACTCTCGCGAACCTCGGTAAGCTGCGCATCACCAGCCCGACGAACGTGGACACGTCCGCGCTCGTCATCAAGAACGGCAACGCCAACGCGACGCTCGGGTTCCTTCAGAACCAGCTTGCCGCGCAGGTGAAGGTCACGGCCCAAGAGGTTGTGGATTGCCTGCTCGACACGGCGGGTTTCACGACGGCGGGCATCGCTTTCCCGTCGAGCATCCAGGGCAACACGTACATCACCATCGCGTCGCTCACGACGGGCCTCACCACGTCGAGTGTCGGGTTCGTCTCGTCCGGTTCGACCTCTTCGGCCTTCAACGCCACCACGGGCACGAAAATCACCCCCGGAACGGACGGTGACGTGGGTGAGGATGCCAACGACATCTTCACGGTCACCTCGAACAACCCCGCTGGGTCAGCAGGCACGGGCACGCCGGGCCAGACGTACACGGACGGCAAGACGGGCCTGCGCTTCACCGTTCTGCCTTCGAGCACGGGAAGCTACACCATCGGCGGCGCTTTCACGATGGAGGTCAGCACGACCTTCTACGTGAACCCCGCCATCCCGTTCTACTCGGTCCCCGGTATGGAGTTGACGGTCAGCAACACCGTCGGCGTCGTTCCCGAGGACACCGGCACCGTGCAGACGTTCGCCCCGAGCGGCGTCGAGCCTGCAAACGGTGACCCCTACTACCTGACCTACAAGTACCTCAAGCAGGACTACACGACCCGGATTTTCCGGCAACTGAAGACCATCGAGGCGAACTTCGGTCGCACCTCGGGCGATAACCGGGTGACGCTCGCCGCGTACCTCGCCATCCTCAACGGCGCGCTGCTCGTGGGCATCAAGCAGGTGCTCAAGGTCAGCGGGACCAACCAGGCAAGTGACCAGTCCTACATCGCTGCCCTGAACGAACTCACGCTGCCGCTGCCCGGTAACGTGAAGCCGGACATCCTCGTGCCGCTTTCGACCTCGACGGCGGTCTACGCGCAGTTGACGCAGCACGTCGAGACGCAGAGCCTCATCCAGAACCAGGCGGAGCGTATGGGCTTCATCGGGTTCGCCTCCGGTACTCTGCCCGCTGTGGCGGCAACGGTGGCGTCCTCGTTGAACTCGAACCGCATCGTCTGCTTCTACCCGGACTCGGCGGTCGTGACTCTGACCGACGAACTCGGTCAGAGCTTCGAGTCGCTCGTGGACGGCACCTTCTTCGCGGCAGCCGTCGCGGGTGCGGTCGTGAGCCCCTCGGTAGACGTTGCGACGCCCTACACGCGCCGTCGTATCCAGGGCTTCACCCGCATCCCGCGCATCCTCGACCCGGTGGAGGCCAACCAAACGGCCGTGAAGGGCGTGACCCTTCTGGAAGACCTCGACCCCATCATCCGCATCCGGCAGGGCCTTACCACCCGGATGGATTCGGCTCTCACGCGCCTCCCGACGGTCACGCAAATCGCGGACTACGTTCAGCAGAACAGCCGCGTGGCCCTCGACGAGTTCATCGGGACGAAGTTCCTGGCGACCCGTACGCAGGAGGTCAACGTCACGATGACCTCCCTCTTCAAGCAGCTTGTGACGGCCGAAATCGTTGCTGCCTTCACGGGCATCAACTCCTCGGTTGACCCGAACGACCCGACGGTGCTGCGCTTCGAGGCGTACTACCAGCCGGTCTTCCCGCTGCTCTACATCGTCCTCACGTTCAACCTGCGCGCTCAACTCTGAGCCCCCAGGCGTGAGGCACGGCGGCCCCGCTTCGGTTCGTCCGAGGCGGGGCCTTCGTCTTTCAGTAGGCGTAGCGGCCTCCCGCTCCCTGCCCGTCGCACTCGTCGCAATAGGACGGGCAGCAGCCGGGGTAGCCGCAGGGACGCCAGTTTCGCCGGGCGGCGGGCCGTGCAGCGGGGGCCTTCTGCTCGGTGGCGGGCTTCGGCCCCGTCCCGTAGAGGAACGCTCCGTTCCCCTGCCACACGAGCTTCCCGACCACGGCGGTCGAGGTTGAGCCGTCCTTTTTGGCGACCGTCGTGGTCGCGCCCTCGACGAGGGCCTCCGTCGCACGGAGGCCCCATTCCCCACTCTTCAGCTTCGTCCAGGTAACCAT